AGAAAGTAGTAAACCCGCTCCTTTTCCTGGCATAGCAGGTGCAGCAATAAATGCATTTAGAACAGACCAAGTAAGACTCACTGACCCTTTTAATATTAATCCGGCTTCTGGACAAAACAGATATGCTGTCATGTCAAAAGAAAAGTATGAGGAATTAAAAGATAATCCTGACCGAGCAGCAGTGGATGCATATATAGATAGTCTGATGGAAGCACAAGCAGGAATTGATTATCAACGAGATAGGGCGATTGACATAGAAACGACAGCTCCTATGTTTACAACGGACGCGGAAGGTAATCGTAAGTTTTCTATGACACCGATTATAGGAACTGCACGACAAATTGGTGTAGGATTGGGTATGGCCACACCGTTTGGCATTACAAAAGACCAACAACAATTAGCAGCTCAAGAAATTGCTAAGGCTAGGAACGAGACGTACACTAATCAGTCCCTCGCAGAAATGATTGTTGCCGACCAAGACTTCCGACGAGAAACACCAGCTCCTGTGTTTACAATAGATGCGGCGGGTAACCGTGTGCCAATGGATAGAGGGCAGACTCCAACTGGACTTGCAACAATGCCTGAAACCGCACTAACGGCACAACAGTTTAGGGACCAAGAGGCACGTATAGCACAAGCACAAGGGATGCCAGCACCATTTACTTTTCCAGAACAAGATTTTGGTGCAGGTAGGTCGCCAGTAGCAGCTCCTACAGTTGCGGCGCCTACTGTGACCCCTCGAAGTCTTTCGAGTTTTGGTATGGATACGATAGGCTTACGAAGCAGTCCAGAAGAAAGCGCATTAGCCGCACCAGTTTCTCCTGCCAGAGATACATTTGCTAGCCCAGAGGCATTTAGGAGAAACGAAGCACGTATAGCACAATCAACAGGTATGATGGCACGTCCAACTGGGATGGTACCAGACGATGTAGTAACGACAGCTAACGCTTTGATGGCTAGAGGAGTGCAACCTGACCGAGCATTAGAAATAGCAGAACAAACTTATTACTCTGGCACTATTCCTGCAGACGCACAACGGCAGTTACGACCATTTGAAATGACCCCAGCTAGTTTTGGGCCGCTTCCTGAAGATACAATCAGTCAAACAGAACGGATATTAGGTCAGAGGATAGAGCCTACAACTGAAGTTGATGAGTTGGTTAGAAAGGTTACTCCTGCTAGAGATACAATTGCTAGCCCAGAAGCACGAAGAAGAGCTGCATTACGTGAAACACCAGAGTTAGCTTTTGGTGCTGGACAATACGACCCAGATGAAGTTGAAAAAGGAGATTTTGAAACTCCTAGTTCATACGCTGGTGACGATTTAGACATGACAGATTTTGAACAAGATGTTGCAGAAAAACAGGCCAGAACTCAACGAGAACTAGAGGGTCAATTTGGTGAGGGAAGTTCTCAAGCCGCTAACAGAGCTGCGGCGCATGCACAAGCACAACTACAAACCGGCGATATAAATGCTAAAGCGGCTATAGACGCGCGTACAGGTAAAGCTGCTAGGTCCGTTGATGCACAGGGCAATGTCACAGGTGTTGTTACTTCCGGTCAAGTATCCGAACCTGAGTCACGGTCGAAGATTGTTTGCACTGAAATGTATAGACAAACTCAGCTTGATGATTGGGCTAAAGCCATTAAGATATGGGACATATATCAGAAAAAGTACTTGACACCTTTGCACGAAATCGGGTATCATTGGCTTTTCAAACCATACGTCCATGGTATGAAGCGTAGCGGTATTCTAACCGCTGCAGGCGCGTTTCTCGCAAAAGAGAGAACACAACACCTCAGACATATTTTAACTAAGGGCAGAGCTAAAGACAGTTTTGTCGGCAATGTCTGGTGTAAAATCATACATCCTATCGTCTATTTGGTAGGAAAGATGGTTTACAAAAAATAATTATTGTAAATCATAGACTGGCTACCCATCACCCCATTTGGCTACTGGTGGCCCCAACAAGGAGAAGACTATGGCTGAAGCTATGGCTGTCAAGCAAGACATTAAAACAACCCCGATTAAATACAAGAAGGACCGTTCATCCGAAGAAGCAGAATTACAACGCCTAGAAGAAGAACGCGCTAATTTGCTTAAAGAGCAGGATGAAAAAGAGCAAGACGAAAAAGAAACTGAAGCTCTTACCCCTGAAGAAAAAACTTTTAAAAAACGGTATGGCGACTTACGACGCCACGCTCAACAGAAAGAAGAAACTCTTAAAGAGCAGGTTCGTAAGCTGGAAGAACAGCTATCCACCGCTACTAAAGAAGCTATTAAACTTCCTAAAACCGACGAAGAAATTGCAAACTGGTCAGAAAAATACCCAGATGTTGCAAAAATCGTAGAAACGATTGCTACTAAGAAAGCACAAGAACTTGATTCCTCTATTGAAAAACGCCTTGAACTCATTGCAGAACGCGAAGCAGACGCTAACCGTAAGCGTGCTGAAGCAGAACTTATGCAATTACATCCAGACTTTGACGAAATTCGTAATGACGAAGAGTTCCACGCTTGGGTTGCCGACCAACCTGAGTGGGTTCAAAAAGCGTTGTATGAAAATGAAAACGATGCTCGTGCAGCTGGGCGTGCGATTGATTTGTATAAAGTTGACCGCGATATTGAAGTTAAAAAAAGCAGTTCTAAAAAAACTAATAAGGATGCTGCTAAAGCTGTGGAAACTCGGGGACAAAGCTCTGTCGCGGAGTCAAAAGAAACTCAGTCAAATCAATGGCGAGAGTCAGACGTAGCTAAAATGCGTCCTGCAGAATACGAAAAAAATGAAGAATCCATTGCCGAAGCGATACGCACCGGTAACTTCATATATGACATTTCTGGCGGTGCAAGATAATTTGTTCTTTACAAATGCGTCAAAATGTGATACAAAATATCTAAGAATATAATAGCGGCCCCTTCAGGCAACCCGCAAACATGTCCTACACACTACTAGACATTTTTTGTTTTTAATTGTAGCCCTGAGTGTAGCAGGGCATACGATTTTCTTCCTCTCTAAACTACCCACGAGATGTTTAGCCCTGCTCAGCGCAGATACCTAGACTGACTGGCCTTTAAAGTGTTCAGAAAATCGGTGTTTTAAGCCTCATTAGGAGAGACACGATGGCTTTTAAAACTGCCGCTGGATACGGTAATTTACCGAATGGCAACTTTAGCCCGGTAATTTACTCGCAAAAAGTCCAGCAAGCCTTCCGTAAAACTTCTGTTGTTGAGTCAATCACTAATTCCGATTATTTCGGTGAAATCGCAAACTTTGGCGATACAGTGCGTATCATCAAAGAACCAGAAATCACTGTTAAGGAATATGCTCGTGGTGTTCAAATTACCCCACAAGACCTTGACGACGAAGATTTTAGCCTTGTCGTGGATAAGGCAAACTACTTTGCATTTAAAGTAGATGATATCGAAGAAGCTCACAGTCACATTAACTTTGAATCATTGGCATCTGACCGCGCCGGCTACCGCTTGCGTGACCAGCATGACCAAGAAGTTCTAGGTTATCTGTCTGGTTTTGCTCAATCTGCTCTTAGCACTGCTGCTGGAACTGCAAACACCACTGTTTCCGGTTCAAAAGCTGTTGCTAGCGCCGGTTCTGATGAACTTCTTACAAGCATGAAGCTCCGCAAGGATAGCTTTGGTAACATTACCACTGGTTCTGCTGGAGACCATTCAATCCCTCTCGCAGCTCGTTTACCTGGTGCAACAGCGCTTCCAACTGCAACAGCCTCACCATTGATGGTTATTGCACGTATGGCACGTCTGTTAGATAGCCAGTTTGTAGACTCTGCCGGACGTTGGCTGGTTGTAGACCCTGTATTCATTGAACTTTTGAAAGATGAAGATTCACGTCTTCTAAATTCAGATTTCGGTGGCTCAGGTCTCCAAGGTGGACTGGCTGTTACTCAGCTGCACGGCTTTGATGTTTATGTGTCTAACAACCTTCCATCAGTTGGAACTGGTCCTGCAACCACTGGTTCAGCAAACCAAAACTCCAACTTCGGTGTGATTGTTGGTGGTCACTCATCAGCTATTGCTTCAGCTTCACAAATTACAAAGACTGAGTCATATCGTGACCCAGATTCTTTTGCGGATATTGTTCGCGGAATGCACTTGTATGGCCGTAAGATTCTTCGCCCAGAAGCAATCACTACAGCTAAATACAACGCAGCTTAAGGGAGGTAATCAATGGCTACTTTTGATATGACTTCCAGCGCAACAGCTGGTGTAAGTTCAAATTCTATTGCTTCACTTCCGGCGAGCCGTGACGGCATGGATATGCGCATGATTGAGGCAATTCTGGACATTAGTAAAATTACTAATTACAGTTGCACAAACGGCGATATCTTCCAACTGCTTGAAATTCCTGCAAATACTTTCGTATTGTTTGCTGGTGCAGAAGTACTAACTGCCTTTGATGGCACATCACCAACTGTCGACATCGACTTTGCAGCTGGCGATGACATCATTGATGGCGGTGATGTAACGAGTGCTGGCTTCCTTGCAGAAGGTACTAATGGTCAAGCAAACGACACTATGACAGGTGCTGCATCAACATTTACTCAATTTGTAACAACCACTGATACGATTGATGTAAAGCTGATTGCATCTTCTGCCGATGTTACCACAGGTAAACTCAGAGTATATGCTTGCGTCGTTGACGTAAATGGTGCTCAAGAGCTTGCAACTGAAGTAACTCGCGACAACGCTTAATGGATTTAGGGAGCAGGAGTATTTTCTTGCTCCCTATAACTGTATCTGTAGTGTGACATGTCAACTTATCTTGAACTAACTAACGGCGTATTGAATAGGATGAATGAAGTTGAGTTAACAGCCGCTTCATTTGCTAGCGCACGTGGATTTCAAATACAGTGTAAAAACGCTGTCAATGATGCTATAAACTACCTAAATCATAGGGAATACGGTTGGCCTTTTAGTCATAATACACAGACAGAAACATTAGTGGCAACTCAGACACGTTACACAATACCCGCCGGAACACAGCACGTTGACTACGAAACGTTCCGTATTAGTAAAGATGCCACATTAGGTGTAGCGGCAACGACTCTACGTGTTTTAGATTATAAAGAATATGTTGATAAGTTTATTGAACAAGAGTCGACAACTGGTGTTGGTTCTGTTCCTATTTATGTTTTTAGGACTCCAGATAATAATTACGGATTATATCCATATCCTGACAAAGCATACGAATTAAAATATGAATTTTATTCACGTCCCACTGTATTAGTTGCGGCGACAGATACAACTACAATCCCAGAACAATTTAAACAAATAATAGTTGATGGTGCAACGGCTTACGCTTATCAATACAGAGGCGAAGCTCAGCAGTATCAATTAAATTTTGCGCGCTTTGAAGAAGGCATAAAACATATGCAATCCATATTGTTGAACAGAACAGATTACATGAGGTCAACGCACATTCCAACTTCTCCTCGTTACGGCACTAAAGCATTCGCAATGTAGGAGATATACATGGCAGATACTTCTGGCCTCAACCCTTTTATGTTTGCATGCGAAGGAGGGCTGATATTAAATCAAACTCCTTTTGCACAACCACCCGGCACGGCAACAGAACTAGAAAATTTTGAACCTTCTGTTAAGGGAGGATACCGTAGAATATCTGGTTATGTAAAATGGAACAATAATATTGTTCCACAGGACCAAGCCTCTACAGAACCTGTTTTACTTTCTGCGCATTATGAGGGCAACGTTATTGCCGCTAGAGGCAGAAAAGTATACAAAGGCGGAACAACAGGTTCTTGGACTGAAATAGACACTGGTCGCACCAACGCCGGTAGATACACGTTTTTCAGATACAATTTAGCAGGGACAGACTTTATAATATGGGCCGACGGTGCCAATCATGCTTCTAAGTATGATAACACCACTGTAACCGACATAAACGGCACGAATGCTCCTACCGACCCCTCTATTGTAACAGGATTTAAAGACGCTATATTTTTTGCGGGTATGTCCGCTACTCCACAAGAGGTAGTATTTACATCTCCCTTTACAGACGATGATTTTAGTCCTGCCAATGGCGCTGGAAGCATCAAAGTAGATAGCACGATTACAGGTCTTATACCTTTCAGAGATGCTTTATACATATTCTGCGAAGAACGTATTTTTAAATTAGTCGGAAACACCATAGCAGATTTTGCTTTGCAGCCTGTAACACGGGACATTGGATGCACTAACGGATTTACAATACAAGAATTTGCTGGAGATATATTATTCTTAGGTCCAGATGGATTACGCACAATTTCGGCTACAGAAAAAATTGGAGATGTTGAGTTAGGGACTATTA